CGCGCATGGCCTCGGGCACTTCGGCGCCGCTCGCCTTCGCGTCTTTGATGAAATCGCGCACGCTTTGGCCCATGCCCCGCATTTGCGCGTTGACCTCGACCCCGGCGCCGCGCAAGAGCTTGAAATCCGACACGAGTTGTTGCGCGCGCTCGTTGATCTTGGTTTGCTGGAAGGTTTTCCCCGCCTCCTCGAATTTGATCCCGTAGCGCCCGATCGCCTCCTCGATCGCGCCGTATTTCTTGGCTTGCTCGTCGAGCGCGTCATTCAACGCGTTGACCGCGTTCGCCGTGCCCTCGGTGGTCGTTTGCGTGAAGATATCGGCGAGCGCCTCCTCGATCGCCGGCGTGATCGAGGTCAGGCTCGCGAGCCCCTTCGCGGCCCCCTCGATCCCGCCTTGCAGCCCGGCGAAGCGTTCTTTCCCCGCCTCGAGGATCGCATTCAGATCGTTGAGCGCGATTTGATATTGCTCGGGGTTGCGCGCATCGAATACGCGTTGCACCGCATCGACATTGCCGGTCAGATCTTGGACGCGCGGGTTGAGCGTCTCGAGGCCGCCGGCCATGTCGAAAAAGGCCTCGCGTAAGCGGTTGGTTTCTTTGTGCGCCGCTTGCGCTTTCAGGGCTTGGATCCCCTTGACCACGCCAAACACGCCCGCGGCGACCGCGCCGTACACCGGGATGGCTTGCGCCGCCGTCATCCCGAAGCCGAAGGCGCCCGCGCCGCCCGCCGCCGCGGCCCCGCCCGTGCCGGCGCCGACATTGATCGCCGTGCCCTTGATCATCGGCACCGCGCCGGCGAGCGCCCCCGAGGCGGCCTTTTTCGAGACCCCGCCGAGGATGACATCGGCGAATTTCCCCGCCATGCCGGCGAGCTTGCTCATGAGCGGCCCGAGGAGGGCGTCGGCGATTTGCACGCCGATCGCTTTCAGCCCGCCGAGAAACCCGCCGCCCCCGATAAAGGCGTCGCGCAAGATGTCGGGGATCGACATGAAAGCCGCTTTGACATTGGCGGCCATTTCCTCGGTTACGGTGGTCGCGCGCTCGATCTCGATCGAGGCGCTTTTGACCGAGGGTACCAATTGGACCTTGATCGCGTTGCCGAGCGCGTCGGTTTGAATTTGCGCGGCGTTGAGTTCGTTGGAAAAGTCGCGCGTGTAGATCGTCCCGTCTTGCGCGACCTCGCCATAGGCGACAAAGGTTTTAGTGAGGCCGGCGAGCGAGGGGCCGGCGACCGCCTTCACGTCGAATCGTTGGATCGGGATCGTTTTGTTGTAAATCTCCGTCAGGATCGGCGGTACCTCGCGCCCGAGCTTGCGGTACGCCTCGATCGCGGCCCCGACATCATCATGGAGTTTTTTCGAGGCGGCCGCGGTGAGCTTGGTTATGTTTTCCGTCGAGCCAAGCGCCGTAATCGTGTCGTTGACGTTGGCAATGATCGCGCGGCCGAATAGCTGATCTTGAATCGCTTTCAGTTTCAGGCCCTTCTCGATCAACGGCTCGAGGGCCTTGTCGCTTCGCTCGAGGATCTCGAGGTACTCCTCGCCGTCGACCTCGAGGCCTTTCGGGATCGGCCGAAGGCCCGGCGTCGCGCGCTCGGGGAGTGTCGGCATGTTGCCGAGAAAATCCGCGGCCACGTCCTCGCCCCCTTGCGCGAGCTTGCGCATGAGGAGCCAGGGATTGAGCAGATCCCGCATGGCGACTTGGCTTTTTTTCGCCGCCAGGACGAGATTGCCGAGATAACTCGCAACCGTAATATCGGTATCTTTTTTGAATTTGTCCCAGGCCTCGCCGGCCTCGTCGAGGGCTTGCGCTTGCTCGGTCGACAAGAGCTTGACCGCTTTGGTCACCTCCTCGATGTTGCCTTGAATCGCCGGCGCAATCGTCAGCCATTGCTTGCCAAAAAGCGCCGTGCCGCGGTTCATCCGCTCGATCGGATCTTCGGTGGCGGCGACCGATTTCGCGATCTCGAGCCATTGCTGCTCAGGCTTCAAATTGCGAATTTGCGCAAAGTTGAGGCCCATATCCGCGAGGGCTTTTTGTCCCGCTTTGCTATCGAGATTTTTTTGCAGCATGCCGACCGAGTTCGCGAGTTGCTCGATCGACACGCCGCCCTTCATCCCGAGGGCCTCCATGCGTTGCAAGCCCTCGACGGTAACCCCGGTTGCCGCGCTTAGGTCGGTGAGCTTGCCGGCATAATCGAAGGCCGCTTTCCCGCTCGCGATCAACGCGCGCCCGACCTGCATCGCGATATCCGCAAACGCGGTGCCGACCGCCGTCCCGAGGGCGACCATTTTCGCGTTCATATCCGAGATCGGTTGATCGAGTCGGCCTTTCACTGCATCGGCGACCTTTTGCAATTCTTGCGGGGCTTTTTGCCCGAGGGCTTGGTACGCGCTCAATCCTTCCTGCAACGTCCGATTGACGGCTTTTAATTCGTTTTGCGTGAGGCGCGAGGCGCCGCCCATGGCCTCGAGGCCGCCGGCGGCGAGCTTGGCGCGCTCGGCGACGCGCTCTTGTGCTTTCGTGACCTGATCGAGCGTCGCTTTCATCGTGTCAAACGATTTGATCGCTTGATTCGCGAGCGGCGACGAGCCGAGCTTTTTCAAATCGGCATCGACACTTTTTGCTTTTTGCCCCACCGCGGCGAGCGCGTTTTGTATTTCCTGATCTTGCGCGCCGATGCGAACCAGTAACGAGGCAATCGCCATTTAGATCACCTTCGTAATATCCGGCAAGCGACTTTGAAAGCGGGCGAGGTGCGTATCGGCCGCCGGGCGCATGAAGGGATCCGCCGGCTGATCTTTGTTGCCGTATTCCTGAATCCAGCCGTAAATAAACGGCCGTTGATGGATCCGATCGCCGCCGCGGCGCGAGATCACCGCGTCAGAGATCCCCACCCGCCAGAATTTGCCTTTCCCCTCGGTGATGATGTTGTCGCGCAGATCGCCGTCGTCCACGTCGACATGCGCGCGCGCGGTGTCGCGTACGTCGAGCGCGGTTTGTTCCATCAGCGCGTACACCTTCGCGCGCACCTCATCGGTTGCCCGCTCGAGGAGATCCTTAAAGCCGGGGAGGCCTTGAAACGAAAAGGTCGGGCCAAGGGTTTTAGCCATGGGCCGGTTTCCTCGTGAGGGCGCCCCGTTGTGCGAGGTGGCGCCGATGTAAATTCATTTGGCGTTGCCGTTCGGCCTTTTGCACTTGCCACGAAGGCCCCGGCGCCGCCCGCTCGGGATCACCGTGCACCACGCGCGCGCGGTACTCCGACCAGGGCCCGAGCTTGCCGGCCATGGCTTGCGCCGCAAACGCCGCCGTATGCCACGCCGTGTATAACGCGAGTTCGTACCACCATGTTCGCAACGTCGAGGCGCCGCTCATCGCGGCGTGTAGCTCGCCGGGCGAGAGATCCCACACATCCGCCGGCCCGATCGTTAATGCGCCGAGCGCGGCGGCGCGCTCGAGGTGTCCGCGCCACCCCGTCGCCGCTTTGCGCTCGGCGGGAGAGGGTTTGCCGGCGCCGCCTCGGCCCCGTTGGGCTTGCCGCCTTTCGTGGTCGCCGCCGGCGTCTCGATATTGAACGTCAGCAAAATGCTATCGGTCATCGCGTTAAGCACCGGCACGACCCCGAGATCGTCGATCAGCCCGTTGGCGGTGTCGTTGTCCATGTCGGGATGATCGACCGCGCTTACCTTGACAAACTCGCGCACCATGCCGAGCCGGATTTTTCCCTGTTGCAGTTTTTCAAACAGGGCCATCACGTCGAGATCGAGGGTGTCCTCGAGCCGGCAGATCGCGCCGGTGCCGAGCCGGAAGCGGTACGCCGTGCCGTCGGAGCCCTTGATCTCGACCTCGGCCCGTTGTCTATTCGCCGCCACGTTGCCCCCCTTAGGCCGGCGAGCCCGTGCCCGTAAAGTCGATCGCGCCGGTGATCTGGTACGTCACATTCAGGAGAATTTTCCCGCCCACGTCTTGCCCGGTTTTCTCGACACTCGCGATGTACCCGTAGTAATCCCACCCGGTCGCGTCGGGGAAGACCTCGCGCATGACAAATTCCTCCTGCGAGTCGAGGTACGCGAGGATCGCAATGTGCGAGGCGTCGGCCGGAATGTATTGAATCGTGAACGACAAGATCCCCGAATCGATAAAGCTCGGTTTGTACTCGCGCCGCCGGCCAGGGCTTCGAAGGTGCGTAAAGTCGATCCGCTCGGTCGTGCCGCCGCCCCCGCTGATACTCGTCACCTCCGAAATTTCTTGCAGACTATCGGGCGACTCGCCGGCATTCGCGGCCATCAGCAGGTACGAGCCTTGCGCCGGCATGCCATCCGATCCGCCGGCAATCACCGGGCACCAGTAGATCGCGGGCCAGGCCGGCACGAGCCCGATCCACATTCGCCCGATCCGTACAAAAATCCCGCCCTTGAAATCCCATCGCTTCATGATGTCCTCCGTTTACGTTGTCGGGCCTTCCCCGGTTTGATGCCAAATCAAGTAATCTGCCGAATACCGAAAGTACCCTCCGTTGACATCGGTCTCGTACAAGTCGCGGTCGGTGTCGAAATCAAACGCAAAGCGCCGATACTCGGCCGGTGACACGCTTTCATCGAGGAGATCGACGTTGGCGGCCTCGAGTCGCGCCCGTAACAAATTGCCGATGGTTTGCGTGCTCGAAAACGCCGAGCTTGTGCCCTCTTTCGTCCACACGTCGAATTGATAGCGCGGCCGGGCCAAGCTCGCGCGACCGCGGAGCGACGAGGCCGGAAAATTACTGATCCGCTGCATCGTCATCGCGGGAAACGTCGGCGCTTGCGGCAATTTGATCGGGTACAGACGCGTCCCGATCTGAGCCGTGATCGCCGGGTCGGCCAGGATGTACGCGCGCACCATCGAAAACACGTCCATTAGTGCCAGGCCTCGCGTACCCAGTCGAGGGCTTGCGCCTCGCGGGCCCAGGGATCGATCCGCCCGTGAAAAAACACAATGCGCGCGCCGGCCGGCAAGCGCCCCGATCGTTTGATGTCGTT